TCTCCGTAAAACGGCTGAGTAACGAAGTTTGCTATTTTGTCAACAAAATTACCAAGAGAATTGTTAGTGGCAGCAGTATCAAAATTGTTACTGTTTGCAAGTATACCCAAGATGTCCTGCACTTTATCACCAGCGGACTTAACCCTCTTACCTGCTTTACCACCAGTAAATCCTTGCACTGTAGGCAAAAGACCGACTCCGAAATTGTGACGGATTTGGTTATTAACAGTGCCAAGTGATGTAGCATGAACTTGAGTTATCTCTAGTCGTGTTTCAAACCCATCTCCGCTTTTCTTTATTGCAGTTGTGAACACCTTATCTATTGTCTTATCACCGGCAGCGTTTACTGCCCTTTCGCTTATTTCTAATGTAGATGTCAACAATTTTGACAGTTGATAAGTAATGAATTCGTCTGCTCTTTTGCCGGGAGGATAGATAAGTGGGTGAGTGGGTATTTGTGCTAACCCCTCAGTCCTAGAACTACCATCTTCATAGTTTGGATAATTAACATAATTTAGAGTTTGACCGAGTGCAGTAATTTCTGCAAATGCGTTCTCTATAGGTAAGACTAAAACAGGGCCACCGTGTAAGGAAGATACAAATTCAAAATTGCCAGCAAAAGACGGTGCCAAGTGTATTTCGTCGCCGGAGGTTAAATTTGAACCCAAACCGCTAACTATCGCACAACCGATTTGAGTTGATGATAATGATGTCACCCTTACTTTCAAATCACCGGTTGCCTGAGTACCTCTTAAACCTCCAGTTTCAGGGTCTTTAAATTTCAAATGATAGTCGGCACTGCTGTTAGTAAATTCAATCCATTCTCTCGGATCTCCTCCGGCGGTATTGATTGTAAACGAAGGGTTAGTAGCACTGTAATTGAGAGTGCTACCAACAGTAATACCGGTCATTGGTCTTACTTTATTGACAAAACCATAAGGCTCTTGTTTAGATGCAACCTTTCCGGTGTGAAATAATACTTTGACTGAGTCTGCATCTTCTTTGAAACTAAAAAATTTGTAAGGGTGTTCTCCGCCTAAAGTACCAATTAAGGGTACGTTGTATTTGCTTGAAAGATAGCCGTTGACTTGGTCTATTTCGTCAAAAGTTAACAATCTATTGTAAATTACAATTTCGTAAATATTCCCAACAAATGGGTCAGAAGTGCTGCTGTCTTTTGCACCTATAAATGTAGTAGCGGCATCTGAATTGTTGTAAGTACCACCAAAACTATTTTTGATTTCGCCGTTTTGATACAATCGCTTTGTATCACTTGCAGGTACTTTTGCTGTGATTATATTCGGTGAGCCTACCGAAACTGTTCCGTTACCACTCACTACAGAAGAAGTGCCTGAATTATAGTAAGACAACTTTGTTTCGTTTTCAGAGCCAGTCATGTTATAAAACAAAGCATAGCCTTCGCTAGTGCTTTCTCGACTAACGATTATAGATTGAGCAGCCCCGTTGTCGTTTGTCGTTTGGGCCACTGCAAAGATAGTCATATTTTCAGGATTCATATTAGCATTGAATGAAATATCAAACCGTGAAGAGCCATCGAAGAAAACATAGGGTTGCCCCCCTGCACCATGCTCTCTGTATATCGGAGACCCAACTTTGTTTGCAGTTATACTAGAGGCAGAATCCACCCAAGTATTTACTGTGGCTCCATGAGTTAATGCACCGCCTACCATATTTGTAGCACTCAACGAATCTGCATTAAATCGTGCAACTAGTCCTGAAGTAATAGGTAAACCACCAGTTGCTATTTGATTCTGTTCTACCCAGTATGCAACTGGAAAAGACATGTGTTTGTTGTTCCACTTATTCCAAGTTCCTTTTAGCATGTACGATGGTGTATGTATTGATGTAGGTTTTGTGAAAGTTTGGACACTGTCAGAAGATTTTTCACGTTTATTACTAGCCGACCTAACTTTTTGTTTGCCACCGGAATTTGCTGCAAGATAGGACCTTGCTGCATCTTCGTCAAACAATGTTTGGGTGTGATTAAAGTCAACTACTGCTTTTGCTTGTGATGTTACTTCTTGACCTTCATCATCAGTAAATACACCTTGTATCTCAAAACCAACCACTGCCTGATTAAGATCGATTGCCATTTTCTTTGCATCAGCCAAAGGTATGCCAAAGGCAGACTGTTGCCTTTCTACAACCATATCGATACTAGTCGCATCTAAGGAGATAGTATTACCATTTTCCTGTACAAGTCGCACAGGTACTCTCTCCCCATCAGCCATCCTTAACCACTCCTACTAAATCCACTTTGATTGAGTGGCCCGCCCATCTTAGAGCGCAATTCTCTTTGTACCATGGCACTTATCTCTTTAGCCAATGCCCTTTTGTCACTTCTGTCGGTTACGCCACTAACGTCAATGCGAAGGTTAACAGTGATATCGCCCGGTGTTTCTTGGGCAGCACCTCCACCCGCTTGTGCTGCTTCGATAGAAGGACTTGTCAATTGACTAAACCCTTCTGTTCTACTAGTTTGCCTTAATGATTCTCTCAAGTCATTACTATGCGCTTTAGTCATTGCCATGGCATTAGTAAACTTATCCATCTGTTCTTGCAATGCCTTCATGTTTTTTTGCGCTTCTTCGGTATAATCCTTGAAGTTCTCCATTGCCTCTACACTTCTAGGATCGATATTGCCGTCTACCATTTTATTCACCCCAATATAGCCTCAAGTATGTTAAATTTAGAATTTTGCTTGAATAACATTGTATATCCACAATTTTTGCAACTTACCGCATTGTATTTCTTATTTGAATAATTAACCAAACGACTCCATTTACCCTGCATAATCACAGTGTCCTGTTCTATTTCTTGACTGTTACAAGCCAAACATCTGAAATCAGTCACTTGTTTCCCTCCAGTGGTGGCACAACGTCATATCCCAAGTAAACTGCGTTTGGTGAAGCCTCTGACTCATCGTTAGAAGCCTGTGCCCAATACAAGAGTTGCTTGGCATCTTTTACGCTTAGTTGTCTCACTTCGTTCAGCCCCATATTGTAGTGTGTCATCAAGAGATACTCCATTCCTTCTCTTTGGTATCGAAGTCGGTTGGCAACGGACCTGCCGTTGATGAAGTGTTTGATTTGACCGACTTCGACTCCCGAAAAAGTAACCATTCCATCACCTCACTAGGTTCAGGAAGTAAAGCAGTAAGTGCTTGTCCTTCTTGAGGAGTTAAATTCTCCATGTCAAAGTAGTCGTCGTAAATTAACCAATGATTGAAGGCATGTCGCCAGTAATCAGAAAAGTCCATGGTGCCACTCATTAGTAAAGGGGCCGCTGCTTGAACATCGAAAAATGTCAGTGGCTTTGCTGATATTTCATGAAGTAATCCATTTATTTCAATTTCAATACTATTCTTCTTCTCCTGCGACATACTTACTCACTGTGTCCTCGGATGCAGCCTGTTCGGGGGCATCCTGTGAAGCAAGGTGAGCGAATGGGTTATCACTGGCCCTCCCTGCTTCAGGGTCGAAGAGGTAGTCTCCTCCCTCTTCTTCTTCGTCCATAACATCGATTTCAATACGAGGATGAAGAGGTCTCCAAAACTTCATCGGCATATTCTCAACTCAACAATGGTATAACGTATCTTGACTGATTACCTTGACATTTCTCGGCTCCAGCCTAATTTTGGAATGCAATAGTCCCATTCCATCAGGTACGGGAACAGGTACTTCAGTAATAACATAATCGTCTATGAGGATTCTAAGTGACTGAGCATTACTACCGCCACCACTAACGATTGGTTTTGTAAAGTGAAGGTGAATTAGGTTACCAGTTTGACCAGCCGTACCGCCAGTTTCAAGATGACTACGCAACCTATGGAGCAGAGTAGCATCAGTCAAAATTACGTCTATCTCCATTTCAAACTCTTCACGACCTTCACGAATAATTGATGCGTTCCTAGTGCCACCATACGGCACTTGTTTTGTAGATAGGTTGTTTGTATCAAGTGTTTCAGCAATGGGGTTGCTCTGTATAGTGTGGAAGAGTTCTACTCCAGTCTTTCCTCTTAACTCAAATGCACTAACCATGCCAAGGCTAGAGCCAAACGCCTCTACACTACCATTGTAAAACATAAACGGCTTTTCAGAGCCACTTGCTATACCCGATGCCTTTCTCGATGCATCGTCAGTTGCAGTGTTTTGGAACATTCTGTGTGCAATGTATCTGTCACCCTTGTTCGATGTCTCCAGTCTACCAGTGTCGGTGTAGGTAGATAGGGCATCGAATATACATCTGTATCTTAATTCAGCGTCTACAGTGGATGATAATTCGTACTCAACAACTTTGCAACCCCTAAATATACGAGTCAGTTGTTTACTGTCGTTAGCACCGTCCGGTACACTTGATGTCTGCTCTGTACTGTACGAGCCAACATCTCGGTTACGAATACTGTGCTCCAAACAAAACGATGGAATAGTGTCACTTGAAAACAATAAACGCCTAACCGGGTTTGTTATGTCTTTTGTTGTGGCAATACTTGGTCCTGTTGAATCATATTTTCTTAGTAAAACTTCATCACCACTGTGCTCAAACTGCCAAGGGTCATCAACAAATAGCCTGTGTCCACTAGCCAAAGGCTCTATTGCCGCAATCCTACGACACTCACTAGTCTCTGTCCACTCAAAGTGATGGGCATCCGATCCTAGATTACTAGCACTAGCAGGAGGCCAGTACTTATCAGACGCTATGTCAGGAGTCTTGTAAGTGACTGTTGGTGTCCGAGTGGTGTCTTTGATAAGAATATAGTCGCCTACCGCTGCCGTAGCAGAGCCAAAGGCTAGGCTGTCTAAATCGATGAAAGTCTGACCGGGAGCAACAGTGTAGGAAAGGCCAGTTTTAGAACTGTGGCCCGTTGGATTAGAACCACAGTTGTAAGCATCTACTACTTCTCTCCCAAGACTATAGTATAGCCAGCGTGGACTATGTAATGGCATTTCAAGTACACCGCCCATATGGTGAACCTTACCTGTTTGCTGCACTGCAACCTGCCTACCTAAACCTACAACGTGATACTTGTGTATGTCTACAGTCATATCCGGTAAAGTCATGAATGATGACAGTCCTATAAATTGGTCAATCAAGCAAACTTCGGCAGAAGCCGCTGCGCTAGAATTGATGGCAGTAGTTACTCCAACCGTGGGCATACCGAGAGAATGGACGAATATAACGTCAGTTGATGCGCTGTTGACGGTCCCTCCGAGGTTCATTGCAGGTACTATCTTTATTTTAGTTACACTAGATTCAAAAGTATGGTCTACAATGCTGAAAATTTTACCACTGACTGCCTCATAATAATGAGCAGAGAAATTGCCAGTGTCACCATGAAATGTCATCTTAGTGCCAATCAACATACCTATTGGTACACTTAACACACCCGCTGCTGTATTAGAGCCTATTGAGCCTGCAGCACCTGCAGCAGTTGCAAATGTAATTACAGTGTGGTCTGCACCATCAGTTGCTGACCAAGTTAGAGGCTCATTGTGCTCAATGTAAAGCCCAGTCTCGTGACCCATTGTTGCCTCAGAGACATCTCCCTTGTAATGAGAACTAACACTCATGGTATCAACTCCGCTAGTATTACTACTTCCACTTGGAATGTGTGTCTGAACAAACGCTTGGTTCTATCGCTGAGATCGGTTCGGGTCTTGAGAATCAATCTATCGAAATTGACTCCGTCACCCTTTCGCTTAGTATGAATCAACCGGCGCATTTCGTCTTCCATTTTACGCAATCTGTTTCTACTAACTGCGGTTCTCATATCAACTGTAATGTTTACTCTTGTTGTAACGAAGTTGTAAAACAAATCAGGCTGCTCTTCACTGTGTGCAGTTTCATAGCATAGCACGAAATCACTGCGCTGTAAATCTAAACGCTTACCACGCTCAGGACTATGGTCTGCGATATCAATAATGACAGGCTTGATGTTTTCTGTGTTAGCCCTGTTCCAATCGCTCAACACGGCAATAACAGAATCGAGTGGTTCAGTGTACTCTGCTGTCATTCAAACACCACTATCTCCTTATATCTACCTAGAATGGCCTTGGCTTGATTACGGAATATCTGAATCTTTGCACCAAGGTCTACATTTTGAGAGCCTTCAGGTATTAACACTGAACGGTCATCGGACATGAGTAAATCAGTTGCAACTAATTTTGTAGCCGCTTCTTCGATAGCCTTTTCCAAATAACGCTCCCCGTAGATATAAGCAACTTTAATTGCGTTGAATTCAAAGAAGGGGTAGGAATTGTTGAAGTAGATTATTCCCATTTCATGGTCAAGCCACCAGTCCTTTAGACGGGCTTGGTCCCCGCTAGTTGAGCCTGCCTGCAAGTCCAGTTGAAGCCTGTGTTGACTAATGGTCCCACTAGACGGTGCCGTGCCTATTACTTCAGAGCAACCTGTAAATTGTGTGCTACTAACACCAGTATATCTTACAACATTAGTACCATCTGTAAATACACCTGCCTTAGCAAAACCAGCAGTGCTACCTACAGTTACTACACCTGTAGCAGCACTACCGAAATCTCCACTTTTACCTGATACAGTGGCACTAGATGAACTGGTGTGTGACAATTCTATATCAGTCGACGTAGTCACTATACTGCAAACTTCTCCTGCCTTTGTCTGTCGCATACTTGTAAGTTTAATTTCACCTGCCCCATAATCAGAGTTAGCACTGGCTAGGAATTCATTGTGCACTGATACATTAGAAGTGGAGCCTTCAAGAGTAAATGCGGGTGAAAATTCAATCGCTGACTTACTAACACGATCTTCTTTGTTAATCAGGTCGGCTAGGTTTTGAGCACTTGTAACTCTATCGAAATCAACGGCCCATTGGGAACTAGTTGAACTGCCTAATGTACCAGCGGTCAGTGTAGCAGCAGAACCATTACCCGGTGAGATGACGATTGATTTACCAGCCATGCTCCTTATGTCGTCAGGCAATTGTATACGGGCTTCTGCACCACATATCTCACGATATTCGTCACCCTGCCACATTTCGATTCTCAATATTTGCTGAACATTCCTAAACAAAAGTGGAGATGTACCAACATAATCTGTATAGTATCGTCGACGATAAGGCTTGTATGTATCGAAGTTAATGTACTCGGCATGAACCATACTAGGTCGCCAAGCGTTGTGAGTCTCGCTATCAATTCTATCTTGGACACGCCTAATGAATTCCTCAACAGTTGCTCTTGTCATTCCACGGGACTTGCCGTTGGTGAATGATGCTTGGTTTTGAACAAAGGCGTTGTCTGAAGTTTCGTAAAGGCCGGGGTTGATGGCTGAAGAGAACGCTAATTTAACGCCACTAGCAGAGGTAGTAATGGCTGTAATTGACCTTTCTAGTCCCATTGGATCTGCATCACTGTAAATCAATATAGTATCTCCAACTGAAAAGCCGGTGTTTCTGTAATCTCCGCCAGTAACAAACACTGCGTTTGCCTCTGCGTTAGCAGACATCAAGACTGCTTCTTGAGGGCCAATGCCAAGTAAATCTGCTACCTTTTGAGCAGAGGTATATACGATTGCTTCGGGGTCAAGAGGTCGTGTTTCAGCCTCACCGGGAGAGAATATCATTGGCATCTTTCATTCCCCTCACCAAAGCCACGCTATAACTCTTCAATAACCCTGCCGCCAAAATCGGTCTTTGATACTCTTTAACAAGTCGTCACCAACAGTTGCGTCAAATCGACGCATTGACTCGGACTTTCGCATCATTCTTGCGAGAACTTCCTGCTGTACCTCTTCTACACCTTTACCTGCGAGAGATTGTATAAATGCAGGGTCTGTCACACCTAATTCCTGTATCATTGCTGCAAGTTGTTCTTGACTTATACCAGCCGGTGCTGTCGTGACCTGAGTGCCGGGCGACGGTGGTTGTGGTTGTTGTGGAGTAGTCGCAAACGGTGTAGGTTGCGGTGCCTCACCTATAACTTCAGGCTGCTCCCCTGCAGTAGTGTCCATAGGCACTACTTGTTGTTCTTGAGGGAATACATTTACAGGACCTTCTTGTTGTTGCATGGCTGAAAGTGGATTCGGTGGTTCCGCTGCAAAAGGAGAAGCACCCGGTGCAGGCGGTGCTGCAGGAGGTGGAGTTGGCGCAGGCGGTGCTGCAGGAGGCGGAGTTGGTGCAGGTGCCGCTGCTGGTTGTAAGTCCTCCACGTTAAGAGCACCACTAGCAACTGCTTGCATCATATCTATCTTATCACGCTGACTTGCTCTTTGGTACTCAGGAATTTGGCCCAATGCTTGTACCCTTGGATCTGATAGGAGGACTTGTATTTGTTCAGGCCCCATAATTTGTGCCATGCTACTTGTGAGGTCCTTGTCATAACCGAGTAGTCTCGCTTTGCTATCTATCTCAGCCCCTGTTCTCTTAGGCAATGGTTCTGCTTCCCCTGCTCTAACGGCAGCGGCTAGTGAACGCTTTGGACCGGTTTCCTCAAGACGCTTATCTCTACCACGAACTTGTGCTTCTAGTGAACCTTTGTCAGGCATTTGCAAGAAGCCAGTTTCGTCATTAGGTCGTGCTGTCTCAAGTAGTGCTTCACTAGCCTGCCGCAAACCTTCACGACTTCTTTGTTCACCGGACAATCGAGCAGCAGCAGGCATTTCGCCAAATTCTTCTTGAGATATTCCAAGGTCTCGCTGTGCTCCTAACTCTCTAGCGACTATGTCAATTTCTTGCTCACGGTTTTCTAGTTCTCTTGAAACTTCTTCAAGAATCTCTCCGTGAGTTCTTTGTGCCCCACCAGCCTGACCTACACGGGTTGGCGGTGCTCTCTGACCAAAGTCGACACGGGTTCTTGTATTGTCACCAATACCTGTGAATGTTGTCTTTTCTTCGCCGTAGTCTCTGATATCTTCCATGATGCGTCGAACTACTTCAGATTCAGAAGGCTTGATGCCCATTGCTAAGGCTGAGTTTTCAGCCTCCCTTAGTCTGTCTTCCAACTCATCTAAAGTAGGTTTATCACCAGTTTCTGCCTTTGCAGCGTTGATAGACTGTTCGAGTTCGGCTGCTCTTCTAGTATCACCTTGCTCTAGGGCTATTTGTCTATCCATTTCCATTTGCTCTATGTCAAATCCTCTTTCGCCTTTTGGAACATCAGGGTTCATGTCGATTGTTGGCAAAGGTGCGTCGCTACCTATTCGTATGGGTTTAGCCCCGCCAGCACCTTCATTGAAAGCCTGCATTTGGTTGTAGATTTCCCTAAATTTGATTTCGACTGGTCGCTTGAGTTCTTCAGTTGCTGCGTTTAACTCGTCGGCTCTACCAGTAAGTTCATCTGTATGGGCATACAAATCACCTATATCTGTGTCTTCGATATAGTTTGGTGGATATCCATATTTGCTTTGTAATTGGAATTGAATGCGCTTCATCATTTGCCTTAGAGGGGCATCATTTCCTAGGAAAGATGCCATATCTGCTTGTTCTTTGGCTGTTGCACCAGCGAAGATTAGTGCTTGGGCTTCTCTCATTTCGTCAGCAGACTTGCCACCAAACCCGATACCCTTCATTGCATCAAGCATACCCGATTTACCAAGAGCGTAATTTTCAGCAGCCGTTTGAATAGCCCTCTGTGTCATCCCGTGTTCCTTTTGGCGAATTGCGTTCTGCCTTCTTTCGTAGATTTCTCTTCGCTTTTCAGGGTCTTGGTTTGCTAAGTACTCTTCTGCTGCTGCTCTTTGCTCTAACAATTTCTGTAACTTTTGATTCTCTATTTCAGGGTCAAAGTCTGCAATTAGTTCAGGTCTATCTGCAGGCATGAATGTAGCGTAGTATTTACCTAATACCTCTCTAGCACCTTCAGGAGTAGTAATGTGTTGTGCGAGGAAACGTGCGATTGATTCTTTCATCAACCTATCTAACTGCCTTCTCTGAGTGGTATCAGTTCTTCCTCTAAACTTTCTAGCGTCAGCACTTCTACCTGCTTGGTTTTCTGCAAGCATTTTACCTTGTTGGAAAGCCTCTCTGTATGAAGGCACCTCAAGACCAAGTGCCTCTGCCTCTGCAACAAAGGTTGGGTCATGTTTGAAATCCCAGTGAACTAACATTTGCTCTTCATCTTTAGGAGATAGCGGTGGTAAACCTGATTCCTTTCTCTTCTCGTTGGTTTCGTCTATATTGTGACGAAGAGTCGGGCCAATCCTGTCAAGTATCATCTGCATATCTCTAAGAGACTTAGCACTTAAATCACGACCTACACCTCTACCACCTGCAGATCTAGCACCTGTGGTTGGTCTACCGAGCATTTGGTCTAAGAAAAATTGTCTAGCAGGTACAGGTGCAGCAATATCAGAAACAATATCGAATCCTTGAGATGTCATTGTAATCCTACCGCCTAAGCCAGCAGGGACGTTTCTCATTATACCGCTACTACCTTTTGGTAACTCACGGGAAGATAACAGACTTTGTCTTTCTTGCTCTAACCTTTCTATCTGTTCTCTGACTTCGGGATTATCTTCAGGATTCTGCGCCATCAATCCGCCTGTCATAGTTCGACCTTCAGACCTAATACCTCTAAGTTGTTCATCGATTTCTTGAATCCTATTGTTTGTTTCTTCATCCACAGGTAATTGTTCCTTAACTTTTTCATCCTGTGCAATCATTTGGAAGTATACGTTCAAAGCATCTTTAGCCTCATCTATCTTGGCTTGGTCGCCTGTTTCTTGACCTTCACGCAAAAGCATCTGAGCCTTTATTCGCTCTTCATTGAACATAGCGTGTACAGGGTCGATGTTACCCTTACCGTCACCTGCAATGATGTAAGGCTCATTCAGCATAGACTCAAGTCTGTCAATGTTTTTATCTCTCCTTGTCGCTCTAGTTGCTTCTGTTTCCATAGCCTGTCCGCCTAGCATTTCGGCAAGGCGGTTCAAACTAACAGGTCTTGACATTACATCTTCACGAGATTCAGGTGGGAAAACCTTCGCCTCTTCCTCTATAGCAGAATCTAAAACAGCAACTAACTCGTCATTACCTTCGGCTAATGCATCTTTTCGCTGCTGTTGATATCCGTAAATAGCAACTAAAGCGTCATCCCTTGCTCGCTTATCTCCTCTTTGTTCGACAGCAACCTCTCTTGCTGTGTCTGTACGAGGTAACACACCAACCTCTCTTGTCCTACCTTCATCATCAAGCCTCATTTCAGCAGTAGGTGTCCTACCTACTATCATATCCTCTAAAATGTCTTGATAATTGTTCTCTAAGAGTTCTCTATATCTAGGATCGACATCACCTTCAAGTCGCTCTCTCCCTGCCTTTTCACTAGGTACAGGGATGCCCTGCTCTCTAGCCATGCGCTTAACTTTGTTAAGTGCCCTAGTTTGTAGTAAATTAAAATCAAGACCCTGCGCCTCTGCTGCTTCTTGTGCACGACCTTCTACGCCGACTAAAGTTTGTCTTCTTCGACTTACTTGAGGTTTGTCTTCTACGGCAACGGGCTTTCTTTTAGAAGGGTCAGGTACAAAGTCAGGCTGAATGTTTTCTATGCTACTCTCTAACTGACTTATTTTTTCAGAAAGAGGTTTTTGTACCCTCTCCCCGTTTTCGACAGTTGTATAAGTCGCATCAGGGTTTTCTTTTAACTGTCGTTTTGCATTTTTCAAAGCCTCTTCCAAGCGTTTTCTATCTCGCTCTTCAAAACCGGTAGTAGATGTGAAAGTTTCATCATCATCATCTCCTTCTCTTATCTTTGTTGGAGTAGTTCTAGTAATACCTAAATCTTCAAATGCAGCCTCGGCGGAGCCTTCTTTTATACCGACCTTGCCACCTTTAGGTCGTTCTCTAGCGATAACCTTGTCTTGCCTTTTATCTCTAGTTTCCAAGGCTCTCATAGCCTCTTCGTCCTTGTCACCGATACCTTTGACTAAAACATCGCCCATGAAATTATTCCTCCCTTTGTCCTAAGTTATATTCCATTTGGCGACCACAGGTGCTGCACTTGTCTACCCACATGAAGTAGAGCATGCCACAGTTTTTGCAACGTGTGCCGGACCCGATGTTAAGGACATCACCGGCCTTCTTATTACGATTACGTTGCTTCTTGGTTATACCTTGAAGCGGTCTGTCCTCGTTGAATACGGTGCCAGCCCCGTAGGACTCGGCTAACCGTATTCCTCGTTTCTGAAGGCGTTGGATGTCGTCTAAACCAAGAGTGTTATGTGACTCCATGCCAATCCCACTCAGGCCTTGTAAATGATTACCAAATAAGCATTTCCTAAGACGTTGAGCATTTCAATACCAACAATGGTATCTGCTGTATTAGCGTCGGTTACTGCATCAAATCCTGCATCTAATAGGGCCTGTATATCCGCCGGAGCGAATGAAAAGTCTCTAGGGGGTAGTGGACCTACCACCTTGGACTTCAAGCCACCTAGACTTGCACTTCCCATAACTGGTCACCTCAAGAGCGGCGACCAATTGCTAAGAAAGTACCGGGTCCAACATTGCCGCCAGCAAATGGTTCAAAGACTGTTATTGTAGTCCTTGCTGTATCTATTGAAGCAGCAGGCATCAAGTTGAGTACTACTTCGTCACTTCCGTCACCACTGACAGCGTCTGCCGAATCTACTGTTTGAGGGGTAGGCTCGCTGTTGAGTATGTATGCGTCTACTGTTGAAAACAGACTTGTTAGGTCAATTGTCTCAGTTGCGCTGCCACCTGTAAAGGAACCTGTCACTATTAGTCTATCACCAAAGTATGTTGGTCTTGGATCTATTGTTACTGCCATTATTCTTCATCTCCTATATTAGATTCTTCAACTGCCTCTTCTGCCACTGGCTCTTCAACAACTGCTGGCTCAGGCTCAGGTGCCGGAGGATTTAGTGTTTCCTCCACAAGTCCGAGTAGTTTACCCTTTGTGGCGTAACCACTGAACTCTACACCCTGTGCCTTGAGCCATGCGTTTATGTCTTTTTTTGTCCAGCCTGCATCAGGAATACCGTCGTCGCCTTCGTCTACTGTTTCACCTTCGTCACCAGTTATGATGAAGAACTGTGGTCGTAGTCTGTGCCTTTGTTCGTTAAGCCACTGTTGGCTAACTTGAACGGGTTCTCCTCTAATCCATTCGCCTGCGATGTCCGTCCTAGGGCGATACATCAAAGGTCCACGGAATGTTACTGTAGGCAAGTTGAATCACCTCAGTTAAGCAATAGTACGGTTACTGTCCCTGCACCTGCCGCTTCACCGTGAAGGGTGATACCCGGTAGTGCTCCACCAGTTTTAGCGAAAGCCGCTGTACCTGCGTTAGTAAAGGTAGCCGATAGAGTCTTGTCTGCTACTGCGAAAGTAGTTCCAATAACCCCTAACATCTTTGAAACACCTGCTGTGAAAACCATTGTTTGCTCTGCAGCGTCTGCCAGCGTAAATGCAATTGTTACCAATCGCATACTACCAGCAGCGTTTCCATCAGCGTTGTTAGCAACAAACCCAGTTAGTGTACCCGGATAAGAGCCGCCTGAGTTACCGTTTAACCAATCAGTTTCATCGATTGGTGTTCCTGTTCTAAAGTCAATGTCTAACAAGACATCGACTGTACCATTGGTAAAGTCGCCATCATCGTAAGAAATTGTCATTCCTTTGTGTACTTCTTCTCGTGCTGTCATATCTTTTCATCTCCTGTATTAATTCTCCAACAGAACCTCACTTTAGGGCACGGATTTGTCCCTGACCTCCAAAGAAAGTAGTCCAAACTTCACCCATTGTGCGGTAAAGTCCTTCCTGTCCTAGTCTGTTAATTGCGAATGGATCGCCAGTTTCGATACCGGACTCAAAGTATTGAGTTGGTTTCGCAGTACTGTAGTATAGATAATCGGTGTCAAGCATGTAAATTCTGCTGATGCCGTCTGCTGTTACATCTTTAGATGGGATGATTGGTACACCGTTGTAGGTTGCGACAATAAATCCTGCCTCAACACCCGGCACACCCTTAACGCCGTTGTATGTTGGTACAACACGCTTCTCTTCCATGAATCTCTGTTGAGCCTGCAATAGTTGCTGAATTCTCATTAGAGTGTCATATCCTGTTAGCATAACCTTCGGGTTACCACCACGAATCCAAATCTTTTGGAAGATTTCGTCTAGGTGGTCTAGTGATAGAGTTCTGTCGGTAGAAGTATCACTTACAACATTGTTACTCATCTCAGCGTTAGACCAAGTGTTTGCACTTCGGTCAATACTGTAAATGTCCAAATCAGCACTAGATGACAAATCATCGTGACCGTCATTCATACCTGTAGTTGAGGCTGCAGTGCCGTCGTCGTGGAATGCCGCTGTAATTCTGTCAAGTGATTCAAGGTCGTTACCTGCAGGTGTGTCTACGTCTTGTAGTAGCATTTGGTTGATGTGCTCTGCGTGGTGCTTACCCATCTCTTCCTTTAGGACAGAGCGAATGTCGCCAAGTCCGTCATCCTTGTCATTCAAGAAGATTGCAACTTCAGACATATCGAATGTGTGTGCGATAGTCTTTGGTTTTGCTGCAACATTTTGGAATGTAGGCTTGGTGGTGTCAGGCAGTGTGCCGTTCTCTGCAATACCGCCGCCGACTGCTGTCGAAGGCTTTGCAGTTACAACTCTCCATCCACTTCGGTCCCAAGGTCTCTTAGGTAGGATAGAGAATGCGTTGAATTCTTGGTTCAACTGTGACCATACTTTGCGTCCGTAGATTGCTTGGTAGGTACCAGCGGTTGTGCTTAGAAGTGGTGCATCTGCTTTGAGAAGTTCGCTACCGGAGTAACCGAATCCCATGTTAGTGCCTGCTCCGTAGTAGTAGCGTTCCATGTCTTGTACTGTTCGTGTATAATTTCGTGCCATTAATCATTCCTCCATTTAGTTCCAAACACTCCCAGCGAGGTTGTGTACCTCGTCCCAAGACATGTTTGCTAGGTCCTCTGTAGATGGTATCTCTACTGTGGAGTGGTTTGTTGATTTGCGGATTTCCGCAGTTGTAGAAGAGCCGATGTTATCGATTCTTTCACTTAGTTCTGAAATTGCCTTCTCGATGTTTGCAAGAGGGCCACGAGCGTCAAACTCTGCTGCTGCACGAGCCTGTGCTTCGGTTGTTAGTTCTTTTTGCAAACGCTCTGAGAACACATCGTTCAAGTTGTTCTTGAACTGCTGCTCTAGTGCTGCTGCCTTAAAGACCTCATACGCTTCCTCAATTTCTGTCGGGGAGACATTGTCAGGGTTTAGGTAAGCCTTGGCAACTTCGCCTCCGCCTCCGCCTAGTCCTGCACGGGAAATTGCATTTGTTGATGGTGAGCCATTTTCTGTTGCACGGCCTTTTACTTGACCGCCAAAGTAGTCTGCTCCATCGCCAATTTGCTCAGGGGTACTACCAAGGTTAGCCTTGCTAATACCGTCAAAGTGTGCACGAGCAGCACCAGTGTCTACGCCTGCGGACTTCAAAGTGTTCTCCATCCAGTCTAGGTACTCACTAGTGATGACATCGCTGTACTCTGACTTTTCCATGTCATCCTTGTACATTTTTGTTTCATCTTCTTTTTTCTTTTCTTCTTCTTCTTTTGCCATATCATCGTCCTCGGCTAGTTTTAATTCTTCCATGGGTTTTTTCTTCTTTGGCCTGTCCATGTCTCTATCGTCGTCGTCGTCTTCACGGTCTTCAGATGCTTCTTCCATGGATTCTTCTTTATCTCCATCTCTGTCAATATCCAAGAAATCAGGCTTTTTGTCGCCTGCCATGTCTTTGTGCATGCCCTTCATTTCGTCGTGCATACCCTTCATTTCTCCGTGCATGCCCTTCATTTCTCCGTGCATGCCCTTGTTTTCATCTTCTTTGTCCATGTCATCCAACTGCTTAGATAGACGATCGATTACGGATGCCAATTCACCCAATGCGTCTATATTGTTTGTCATAGTCGTGTCCTCCTTCAGTATTCTAAAGGATGCTTCGGGATTAATCCCTTTCTCACAAATAGTAACTTCGTGTAGTTCTAACTTGGAAATTTCAGTGTAGTTTCCATGCTTTGCATCGGACTTGTTAATGCGCTTAAACGCCTGCCCTCCAATGCTGAACCCAGTTAGGTTACCCTTGCGAATCTCATTGGCTACTTCACGAGCCTTTTCAATGTCATCTCTAAGTTTGATGACAACGAACATGCCAGCGTCATCAACGCCGGACTTCCATAGTCTACCTTCCGAGTCAGTGTAAGCCTTGATTACTTCACCGACCTGAATGTTTGAATGTGCTAATTGAACATTGCGGAAGCCCTCTGCTTTCATAAAGTTACCAAAGGCATCCTTCAACGCTCCACGAGTGATTAAGTCTCCTTGTTTATCGACCATTTCTACTGATGCGTAACCAGCGATAATTAGGTCATTTGATGACTTAACGATAGAAATGCTAGCAGGGTGAACAGGGGTTGATGCCCTGAGTGCCGCTGCATTTACCATGGCGGTAGTTACGCCGCTTATACTATTTAATAAGATACGAAAGCAGCCTTGTCTCTATTTACGGCCAACTCGCCCTGTTCGTCATCAGGAACAGCCTCTCTGTAACCCATTTTTTTATCTTCAGCCCTTTCTTTATTGTCTCGCTCTATATCTCTAACATCATAATCAGGTAGAGTCTTTGAGCCAACAAGACTAGTAGGACCGCTCGGAGATTCTATGGGTGTAGCGAAATCAATGCCAAGTCCCTTTGGACCTGAAGATGCATCTCCGACAGCACCTACACTTGACTTCAACATAGAAGATGCCAAAGCCAAACTCTTTGCTAATAGTCGCTTAACTTTCTTTTTATGCTCTATAGCCTCATCTATATCAGTGTCCCAAAAACTAGTATTCTTCACTTTTTTCGGAGGTATCAACGGTTTAGCGTCATTCTTAGATTCATGCACTTCTGCTTTAGACTCCTCATCATACAATGATAAATCAGCCTTTAGCATAACACCGGCTACCGATGACCAAAATGGCCTTTGGCTTTCTGATAATCTAATCAGCCATGTGTTATCCGCTTTGGGATTAAACATATACCACTCGCCATCGATTTCTGATGCACGATAACTTACATCACCTGCAGCCATCTTAATTACTATCCTGTCCCCATCTCTATCGATTTCATGCGGCCACATCATAGGCTCAGACTTAGTGAACATTGAAAGAGTCTCTACACTAGATACACCTTCACCTTCTGCCTCTCCTTTGATTTCATTACTATTGACCGTGTAAATGTCAGCCCCATCTATATTTTCAGCAACGGATATACTGTCAACATTTACAGTAACTATATCTCCAACCTCATAATTATCCTTAGTTTGGAATGATGTACCTACATCCATGTAAGTATCACCCTCATACTCAACGGCACGATCTCCTAAAGAATCCTCATGTGTAATAGGGCCAGTGCCCAAACGATATGTAAAGGTCGATGTACCTTTTTTATCGAGAACCATTAGATTGACATCTTGACCTTCATCATACAACACCCACTTTGGATGACGGTTTTCACCTTTCATGTAAGTAGAGTTGGCATCCCTCAACACTAATCGCTTGTGTTCCTTTAGTAAGTCTTTGACTATGACTTCTAAGCCAACATCATCAGTTAATCTTAGATTGTGAGCAGCCGGTAGCAATACATTTTCTGTACTTTCCATAGTGCCTCTTAGAATTTTTATGCGCTCTTGTAAGGGCATATCGTGTACATCACTATCCTCATACTCAACAATATCTATGACATTGTATTCTTTACCTGCAAGTACAACGTCAACAACAAAGTCTTTCTTAGATATCTTAGAGAAGTTTTTCTTGGTATCATCATCAAGATCGAAATCGCCCCTGACTGTAATCTTGTCATCCTTCTTTTCTACGAATGCTCTCGGACCTTCAGGCATAGCAGATACAATCCAGTCTCCACTAAATCCACGAAGGTGTTCTAAATCTTCTAATTTGAATATGCGATGCATCGGTTGAAGGATTGGATATTCACCATCTTTCTTGAGCATAATGTCAGGATTAGAAAGTGACGCAAGCAACAATGTAGCGTCTTCTTGCTTTCTTATCATCTTCCTGTAGCCTCCTTCAATTCCAAATTCTTCACCATATTGCTCTCCTCTATCCATGTGTCCGCCCCACATCGCCTCATACTCATGGCCTACTTGCTTATACATAGGTCTTGTTAAAGTTCTGCCCACATAATAGTAAGGCTCGACTTCTTCAAAGCGAACTAGTTCATTGCGGGAATTGTAAACGGGTTTAATATTTGAAACCAACCCAATGTTAGAACCGTTAGAGCCGTGGTGCCCGAAATAATTGAATGTACCTTTGCCATCGATATTACCTTTGGGTGTAATTGGGGTTGTATAGGTCGAGCCTATATCGGTGTTATGGTCATAATGGTTTTGCCGAGTTACATACTTTCCACCAGTATCTTCAGAATGTAGTCTTCTTTCCATAGCCCTAATAAAAATACTAAGGTTACCTAGATACAAAGGAATATTGTTTGGGTCACCGAATGATAGACCTTGTGAATCAATCCACTTTTCTCTTTCATCTTCTGCTATGTTTGTTATTGCCTCAAGATCTGCTTGCATAACAGACCGTTTGTTGTTTTCTCGACCCTTGGTGTAACCAAAGCCTCCACGTCTACCACGCTCATATCTTGCAAGTTCTTGTTCTAAACTAAGACCTTCTAAACCCGAAGCACCGTCTATTCGATTATTTATCATCTCAAACAATTCATTTATGTCATGTCGAGGATTGCTATCAAGCCACCTAAGTGTCTTTTTGTGTTCGCTTCTTTTTTTCCTTTCTTCTGCGAGCAATGGCTCAAGTTCAGCGAGCCTTTGCTCTAACGCTGCTCTTTGCTCAAAGTTTCTAACATGTTGTGGATTTTGCCTTGTATCAAGTTGCCACTCTATGTTTTGCTTTTCATCTCTATGAGCCTTTAGTTTCTCTCTATTTTCGTTAAAATACTGCTCTAATTTGCTTAAAGTGGCAGTGTAATTACTTACCTCGCCTTTCGCAGGTGTGTTGTCATCTTGATCTCGCCTAAGTATATCTGTGACTAACTTATCTCCATAGTGATTCATCAACTCATCGTTAAAGTCGACAGTATGGGTAGCCTGTGGAAACAGAGGAGAATGTTTTTCTCCAGTGATTACACCAGTCGCCATGCCTCTTTTATTCTTTAACCAAATGTTTCTGTCGTGATGTTCTATTTCACCTACATGCTTGATGTTAGTATTAGAGTGTATACGGGTACCGTCTATTGTATTTCCAAACTCACCTCGATTACGAAGTATGTCTATGTGTTTCTTGTCTACTTGTCCTGCCGGTGCCTTTAGATTAACCTGATGTGCCTTGAATCTATTTGCATCTGCCTCCGGGTTTCTTGAAAACATAGTAGGGTGTTTCTTTATTTCTTGGCCTGCCCTTGTGATACCGGTTAAAGCAGGGGTACCTACTGACAATGCAAAAGAGGGTATGTTATTACTTCTAACATCATTGACCGCATCAACTTGCATTTGCATAAATCTAGGCATACCTTGGTAGTAACCGTAACTAAGAGACTTTGTAGATTGATTTACTGGGACACGCTTGTAACCTTTTGGGTTTGGATGTGGAATAAAATTTGTAGTTCCTTCTTCACCTCTATCAAATGATTTCTTATGTTGAAGGACTTCTTGCACATCAAAGTATGGTCTTACAACAATATGTTGTTGCTGTTGACCCATAAATCCTAGAGCCTTATGAGCACCACCTATTGATTTTGCATTATCACTGTCTTTCTTAGCAGGTCCCTTTGGGTGTATGAAGTTGTCTTCATCTTCAGGATGGTTCATGTCAAATAACAAGTTACCGTCGCCATGCTGAAATATGTGCGCCATAACTAACGCTGCGTTGTTAGGCTCTAAACCGTGACCTGCTATACCATGATGCATCTGAGTCCAAAAATGAGTTAGACTTCTTGGGTCATTATTCATCCAAGGCTGCATCT